TTCTTGGTGAAGTTGATAGACAAGAGGCTATGAAGGCAACCCTATCTATTCAAACAGCATTTAATCAAAGCTCTAAGGAACTGGCAAAATCAGTTGACTTCCTTAACGCAGTTGAAAACCAAACATCAGCCTCTCTACAAGATTTAGTAGAAGCAATTCCTAAAACTGGTCCAGTCATTCAGGCACTTGGTGGGGACATTAAAGACCTTTCAATCCTTATGACAGCTATGCGTGAGGGTGGCATTTCTGCTGGCGAAGGCGCAAACGCACTTAAATCTGGTATGGCATCACTTATCTCTCCAACTAGCAAAGCAATTGAAGTAGCTGGTAAGTTTGGAATTAACCTATCTGACATTGTATCTAGAAATAAGGGCGAACTAATGCCGTTGCTTTTAGACTTTCAACAAGCACTAAGAGGTCTAGATGACTTTGGTAAAGCACAAGTAATTGAACAAATATTTGGTAAATATCAGTTTGCTCGTATCTCAGCACTATTTGAC